CACTTCCCGGATGCGGAGAACCTGGGAGATATTACCGAGATTGACGGGGGAAGTATTCCGGCGGTTGACATTATCAGTTTTGGAAGCCCTTGCCAGGATTTAAGCGTTGCAGGGGGACAAAAGGGGCTTGACGGTGCCCGTTCCGGCCTGTTTATGGAAGCGGTGCGGATAGTAAGGGAAATGAGGAAAAAGACAAATGGAGAATATCCAAAATACATTATATGGGAAAATGTGGCCGGGGCTTTTTCAAGCAATAAAGGAGAAGATTTCCGCCGGGTCCTGGAAGAAATCACAGAAAGCAACATTCCAATGCCTAAAAGTGGAAAATGGGCAAATGCCGGAATGGTTGGAATTGAGAGAGCAGGGGGGGCGGTTCAGTGTACCGCATGGCGGATGCTTGATGCTCAATTTTGGGGAGTGCCCCAACGTAGAAAACGTATCTATCTTGTCAGCGATTTTGGAAGCGGACGTGCCGGACAAATACTTTTTGAGTGCGAAAGCGTGTTGGGGTATCATTCGCAGGGCACAGGAGAAGCAAAAGGAAATCCCAACCATATTGAAAATAGCGTTGTTGGAACGGATTGCAGAGGAATGGCAGAGGAACCAGGCGGACAAATGAAATTAGATTTTGGCCGAACCGCAGACAGAATTTACATAAATGCCACAAAGAGCGTAACACTTATGGGACGTGCCGGGGGCGGCGGTGGGAAAACAGGGCTTTATCTTTTGCCTGTTTATACGATTGCCGGAAACGTGATTGGCCGGAAAAGTAGCAACGGCGGAAACCAGACAGGCATAAACAAGGACGTTGCACCGACATTGACAGGGGCAGACAGACACGCCATAGCATACGCACAAAGCGGATTTGCGGAGTGGAAAGAGGGTGTGGGCACATTAAAGCGGAGCCGTGGAGCCGCCGGGGGTGGAAGTGAAACATTGGCCGTGATAATGGAACGGATTGCAAGGGTAGTAAAATACCGTGTCCGCCGCCTTACGCCGCTTGAATGCGAACGTCTGGACGGCTTCCCGGATTATTGGACAAGGTACGGGGCAAGCGGCAAAGAAATGTCCGACAATGCCCGTTATATGGCACTGGGAAACAGCATAGCCGTACCATGTGCGGAGCGTGTTTTTATAGGGATAAAGAAAGCAGAAAGCGAGGAATAAGAGTGGAAGAAAGAGGATTTTATTTTACAGCAGAGGAACGGGAAGAATTTGGAATTTCCGTTGCACTGGTATGGGAACCAACAGAAAAGGATTTGCAGTTATCAATCATGTTAGGAAATTATATGTTGGCCGTTGGCTTCACATTTTAGAAAGGTGGAAGAGAACATGGGGAAAATATTGATTATGGGCATCATTGGCCTGGTAGCTATTTTGGGAGCCGTTACATATTTAGGGGCCGCAGGGACGGCGATAATGTACGCACTGGGAGCAAATGACAGCCCAAAGAAACGCCGCCTTGCATTTGGCATCCTGGGAATGGTTATGGTTTGCGGTTTTGTTTGTGCGGTTATTTATTTACAGAAGAACGGGTGGGGATTTTGATGCAGACACAGGATATTATAAGGGTTTTACAATCATCAGACAGGTTGCAGATAAAAAAGGGAAAAACACTGATTTATGCCGGGTATGTAGCATCAATGGAACACACAGACATTGAAGAGGAAATATTGAGCGCGGAAGTTAAAAGGTTCCAGGCGGTGCCGGAAATACGGCACAAAGAATGGCAAAAGCGTGGACTTATGAAACCATTACAGCCAGAGGAAACGCCGGAATATAACTTTAGTGATTTGCAAATGTCAATCTATCACACAATCACAATTTAAGGAAGTGAAAGCATGGCGGAAATGAAAGTGGAAGTACACGTTTTGGATATGCCAGAAGTAAAAGCGATATTGGAGCGTTACAAAAAAATAAATAAACGGCGTGACTGGGTAGGAAAGACCAGGACCGGGAAAGGAAGAAAGAGAACATGGAAGCAGTGAAAGGAAATGCCCCGATAAATGGGGTTGTGGAGCCGGATTTTTTAGAATATCTGGAAAAGCAATTTAAAAGGTGGCAACAGTTAGCAGAAAACGGCGTGGCACTGGGAAGCCGGGAAGTAGCAAAATTGACAGATACTATTTATGGGGCAAGATTAAACGCCCGTTTTGGATTTGAAGCAGTGATGCACCGGGGGCCAGACGAAGAGGGGCAGGAACATTTTACAGTTCTGATTTACAAAAACAGGGATGCAGCAGCAACAGAAAAGCCGCTTTATTCTTTTGACACACCTATTTACAGATAAGAAAGAGAGGAAAAAACACATGGGATTTATGGATAATTTTACAACAGACGGAATGGTGGAAATGAAACACACCGAATATTACAACCTTATGAGGGAAGCCGCAAAAGCGGAACTGATAGAAAAAGCGGTAAAGGCAGATGTACCGGGCTTCTATATACAGGCAATGATTACCGGGGAAAAGCCGGAATTTCAAAACACACTGGAAGCAGAAGAGGAAAGCACGGGATTTGGTGCGGAATATGAGCAGATGACAGGGGCGGCAGTTTCTATTTTTGAAGCGTGGACGAAAGAAAATGGCGTGGAAAGTGCGGCGGCATCTATGCACCGCATTATTGACACCCTGGCACAGAACCGCATGGATGAATTAAAGACCATGGAAGCGAACCAGAAAGAAAATGAAGAACGTATGAAAGAAGCAGTAAAAGAAGCGGTGGAAACAATGGGACATATGCCTGTAATTTCCATGGGAATTGATTTTGGAAAAGGAAAGGAAAAACAGGACACAGAGGAAGCGGCTTGCCGAGACCGTTGGAGTTGCCGGACGTGTGGAAATTGTAAGCCTGTCCGCATAGATATGGACCTTTGCAGGAATTGCGAGGACGGAAGCAATTACACCAAAACAGATGACGAGGAAGAGGAAGCCCACGAATTGAAAGAAGCAGAGGGGCAGCAGGAAGAAAGCGAGGGTGCGGAAAATGGCAATGAATGAGTTAAGAAAAGAAATTGAAGCGGCGGCCCAGGCGGAACTTAACAGAGCAAATGCAATTTTTCCGCTTTTTTCTTCCCCACATGAGGGGTACGCCGTGACATTGGAAGAAATAGAGGAAGCAGAGGAAGCCATGGAAAATGTGAAATCTTCCATGGGCGTGATGTGGGACCGGGTACGGGGAAAGAGCATAGCACATTTCCTGGATAAGGAAACAACGCCAGTGGCAATTTACAGACAGGCCATAGATGCCGCTTGTGAAATGGTACAGGCGGCGGCCATGCTGCTGAAATATGAAATGAGTATGCCAAGCAAAGAAACAGAAGAGAGCATGGAAGAATACGGGCAGTAGAAAGGCGGTTACATATGGCGGTTTATGCGGTGGATTTTGACGGCACACTGGCCGTTACCAGGTTCCCGGAAATCATAGGACCACGCAAAAAGGTTGTGGCGGCGGTAAAGATGTTAAAAGCATCCGGTCATAAAATCATTTTATGGACAAGCAGGGACGGAAAGGAACTGGAAGCGGCAGTGGAATGGTGCAAGGCACAGGGAATTGTATTTGATGCTGTAAACGCACCATTGCCGGAGCAGATACAGCGGTGGGGCAATGACACAAGAAAGATTTATGCAGACTTTTATATTGATGACAAGGCCATGAGGGTTGAAGAGTTAGAAAACATTATGGACAGCGTTGTGGATATTGTGGATAACTACAACACGCAGTAGCAGGAAAGCGAGGAAACTTAACATGACGGCAGAATTGCAGAGGGTAAGCAATGGGCCGGACCAGGTATTGATTGAGGAAGCATACATGGCCGGGTATCTGGAAGCGGTGGAACATGAAAAAAGAAGAAAACAAGCCATAAAAGAGAAGAGGGAAAAGAAAAAATACTTTCTGACCCAAAAACTGTATGGGGTGGCAATTCTTATTTTTACGGCGGTGGCAGTTAAGATATTAAACGGGGATGCCACGATTGCACTTTTAACGGTTCCTTTAGGCGTGACACTTTTAATGTCAAAAGAAATGCTGATTATAAATGAATACTATTGGAAATGCGAGGACAACAAATGCAATTTGTAATAAACGGAATGAAATATGAAACTGACAACATGGAAATGGTTGCAGAGGTAAAGAAGTGGTACAGAGTAGATAACACGTTGACCCGTGCCATGTACCCAGGAAAGGAAGTTGGACGGGAATATGCGTGCCAGTTGTGGAAATCTGCAAAAGGGAACTGGCTTTTGACGCATGAAGGGGATTACGGCATGAAGTACGGCCAGGCAATAAAAGAAGAGGAAGCGAAAAATCTTTTAATGAGATATGCAACGGGAATTTATGAAAAATTATATGGAGAATTGCCAGAAGCATAAAGACAAAGCGAAACCCGGTTGCGAGGTGGGGAACCAAAACAACCGGGTTGGAACTTAACAAAGACATTATAACACAAGATATAGAAGAATAAAAGCGGTTTCAACTATATATAGGAAAGAAATTGCACGAAAGGAAAGGGCCTATTATGAATATGGTTTGGATGATTGTTTTAATTGTGGTGGTAGCAGCAGGACTGGCGGCCGCATTTACACTTTTAGGGTATGCAGTCATCAAAAAAGCCCTGGAAGAATGTTTTTTGGATTGATTTATTAAGGCACAGCCCGGCGGTTCCCGTCCTTGTAATGGGTATTAACATATCAGACACCTATATTTTTATTTAGATATATAGGGGATGAAAGGGGCAGGGAAAGGAACAGGGTTTTTACATAAGGTGGGGAACTATGAAGAAACGCTTTTATGATAATTACGATTATGAGGAAGCATACCAGAAGCAATGCGAGAAGTTAGAAGAATGGGAATTGGAAAAGTTGATGAAAGACGGAAAGGTGGCGTGCCTTTATCGTACAACAACAACGAAGTCCCAGAACATAAAGAGTGGAACAACCCTTTTGGAAGCTCAGGTGTACCCGTCATTCACGAATAAAGCGGATATGCCAGTGACGAAGAAAAAGAGAGAAACCAGGCCGTCACAAAGCAACCTAAACGACAAGAACGCAAGGCGGTACATCATACGCCTGGCAAATATCAATTTTGGGAAAGGGGATATTTGGGCCACGTTTGGGTGGAATGATGATTGTTTGCCGGACAGCGTAGAAAGGGCAAGAAAGGACATAACGAATTTCATTAAGCGTATCAACCGCAGGAGAAAGAAAGCAGGATTGGAAAATGCAAAGTATATTTATATCCTGGCATTTGACGGGTACAAGCGTCCGCATTTCCACATTCTGATTTCTGGGGACGGAATAGACAGGGACCAGTTAGAAAAATTATGGGGAAAGTGTGACAGACCAAACACAAGACGGATTATGCCGGATGATAAATTTTTACTTACAGGACTGGCAACATATATCACACAAAACCCACATGGGACAAAGAGGTGGTGCCCGTCAAAGAACCTCAAAAAGCCGCCGGAACCAAAGCGAAGTTATTCAAAATTCAAAAAAAGCCAGGTGGAACGAATGGTAAAGAATTTTGACACATTAAAAAAACAGTTAGAAAAGGCATATCCAGGATATGAATTTCTGGATGCAGAGGTTAAATACAACGGCATCAATGCGGCATTTTACATATACGCCCGTATGGTGCGGAATTGAAGCGAAAGGAGCGAAACAAAAACATGAAAATTATATCAGTCATCAACCTAAAAGGCGGAGTTGCAAAGACCACAACCGCCGTTTCACTGGCTGAATTGTTGGCAGAGGGGGACCGGCGGAGAAAACGCAAAGGCAGCAGGGTTCTATTGTTTGACAATGACAAGCAGGGAAATACATCCAGAATGTTTGGAGTGTACAACGGAGAGAGGGAAGCGGAAGCGTGCCGGATTATTAAGACGGGGCGGATTACTGGGAATATCCGGGACACGAAAGAAGAAAATCTGGATATTGTACCGTGTAATTATTTCATGGAATTGGCGGAATTGGAAATAAAGGCGGATAAAGAACACGCACAGCATGACCGTTATAAATCTGCATTGCATGAAGTTTCCGGGCAGTATGATTATTGCATTATAGACAATCCGCCGGATTTAGGAATGAATGTGATAAATGCTATGGTGGCAACGCATGAAATTATAATACCCGTCCGCTTAGATGCCTATTCCCTGGACGGCCTGGAAGAACTGGTGGAGCAGATAAACCAGATACGGGCGTTAAATCCAAAGGCCAGGATTGCCGGGGTACTCATTACAGATTTTGAAAAATCAGATACAAGCGAAGCGGCAGAAAGGTGGTTGAGAACAAAAAGCGGCTGTCATGTGTTCCAGTGTAAAATCAGACATTCCAAAAAGGCCAAGGATGCCACATTTTACAGGCAGACACCGACACATTACAGCGTAAGGAGTGGAGCCGCCCAGGATTACAAAGCGTTTACGGAAGAATATGTGCAAAAGTTTGGGCATCTGGCAGCAGAGGAAAGGAGATAGAAAAAATGGCATTTAACATCATGGACCTTATGAATGCAACAACCAAAGCGGCAGCAGGGGAAAACAACGAATACCAGGAAATCACGTTAGGCATCCGGGACATTGTTGTGACAAAACATAATAAATACAGCATGGACGGATTGAAAGACCTTGCGGCAGGAATTGAAATGGACGGGTTGCAGGAACCACTTGTTTTAGGGCAGATAAACGGGGAATACTGGCTTATTTCTGGACACCGCCGCATGGCCGCATTAAATATTCTTGTGACAGAGGGGAAAGAAGCCTTTGAAACAGTCAAATGCAGATATAAGCAGATGACAGAAACAGAATTTAGAATTGCCCTTTTGGTAGGAAATACGTTTAACAGAAAAATGACAGACTATGACCTTATGACACAGGCGGCAGAATGGAAAGAGGTTTTGACCCAGGCAAGAAAAGAGGGGCTTTTAATTCTGGAAGCCGGGGAAAGGGTCCGGGACTATGTGGCGGCGGCCATGGGGGAAACAGTGCCGAAGATAAGGGACTTAAACACCATAGACGGAAACGCCACACAGGAAGTAAAAGAGCAGTTCCAGAAAGGCAATATGGGCATTACGGCAGCCCTGGAAGCATCAAAGGCAGACGAGGAAATACAAAAAGAGATTGCCCAAGCATCCGAAAGCAAAGGTGGAGTGGGTGCGGAAGAAATAAGGGCAATGACCGAAGAGAAGAAAGGCAGAAAAACCAAGGAAGAGGAAACCAGGGAAGCCAATGTGTCAGATACCGACACAACCGAAGAGGAAAAAGAAAATGCCCGGAAGCTTCATGCCGTAAAGATGATTGAAAAATATTATACATGGCTGAATGAAGAGGAAGTGGGGATTTTAGAAGCCATGTTGGAAGATTGCAAGCGGCGTAAAAGAGAATATGCCATTGAGGAAGAATGAGGGGGAGAGTATGAAATTGCAGAATATGAAACGTGGAGAAACTACGGAGCAGATAGCACTTTTTAACTGGGCAATGAGAAGCACACACGTTTTGCCGTGCCTTTCCCTCATGTATCATGTTCCAAACGAGGGGAAACGCACAAACGGCCCGGTGCTTAAAGCAATGGGCATGAAAAATGGTGTGCCGGATGTGTGTTTGCCAGTGGCAAGCCACAATTTCCATGGGCTTTACCTGGAAATGAAGTATGGGAACAATAAGCCCACAAAAGCACAGGAAGAGTATATGGCGGCATTACAGCAGCAGGGTTATAAAACAGTGGTTTGCTATGGAGCAGAGGAAGCAAAAACAGAGATTATGGACTATTTGCAGGACCCGGAACGGATGCCGCTTGCAAAGTGCATAAATGCCCCGTGGATTGACGGTATGTGTGACGGCGTGCCAATGCCTGGGCGGATGTTTGCAAAGGAACCGTGCCGTGGATGCGAGAAGCACAGAAAGACCAGGGAGGAAAGTGTGATTGAAGCCAACATGGCAGCAGTAGACGATTGCTTTAAAAGACCAGTTGTAAAAGCAATAGCAGAGTTGGCAGCAGGGAAACCATTGAAAAATATAACCCTGGAAGAAACACTGGAAACAATAAATAAAAATCTGGCATTACTGGTAAAAGGGGACTGGCTTACCGTGGAACAATCAGCGGCAGTGCTGACCGTTGCCATGGATGCTTATAAACAGGCAAGGAAAGGGAAAGGAGAATAAACACCATGAAGAAAAAGACAGACGGCGGCCATGAGATACCAGAAGAGGATTTAAGGGAAATGGAGCAGGACGGCGGCCAGGAAGTACCAGAGGGAGCAAAGACACAGACGGGATATTGCAGATTTTGTGGACAGGCCGGGATTATTCATGCACGGGAAGAATGGAGCCAGGCAGAAGTTGACGAAGCGGCAACGTGCAAATGTGAGTGTGACGAAGCCAAAAAATACGCAGAAAGTAAAGAGCGTGTGCAGAAAGCCAAGAACCGTATCAATGAATTATTTGGGGATAATGCAGAAAGGCCGATTGATACGGATGTTGTGGAAGTAATGCTGAAAACGGTGGATGCCATAGAAGCAAGACACATGAAAGGGATTATCATTGATGTTGGAATGGGTGTGAAAGCAAAGGTGGCGAAAATGGCAAAAGAGAGCATAAAAGTTGAGCGTTCCGAAACGTCAAAGAAAACGTATGAAGAGTAAACGGGGGGCGGCAGTGAGTTGGAAAGACTGGATGCAGATATAAAGACGATTGCCAGAAGCATTATACAGGGCAACGAGAAGCGAAAAAAAAGAATAAGGACAGGCCGGGCAAGTGCATTTGATGAAAAGGCCGCCGCTATCGTGGAAGATGCTTTGCGTGCTTCATGTGGGAATATCGAGGGCATCCAGGCCAGGCGGCAGATGCAGGACAAAATATATAAGAGCATTGTATATAACACGCCGTATGAATACATAGCGGATGCGGTTTGTGGCCGCCGCCAATTCTATGAATACCGCACAGAATTTATAACATTGGTGGCACAGGCTATGGATATGCTGCCAGAGAGAGGATAAAAGAAATGGCAATTGATTTAAGCAGATTTAAAGTAATACACGGAGAAAGGGTACTAAATGCCGTGGCACTCATAGATGCGAGAATGAAAGAAGATGTACCACATGATTATGAGCATAGGGAAACGGTTATGAAGCCAAAGTGGATTGATGTGTTGGCAATCAATGAGGACGGAAACCTTGTTTCGATTGCAGATGAAGCATGGACATTTCAGTTTATTCCGATTGTTGGAAAAGGATAGATAGGCAGCAGGATAACAAGTAAGTGGGTCAGAATGTAAGAGTGAAGTATATTATTATGGGCTTATGGGTGTGATACATTCATAAGCCTTTGAACATGAAGAAAGGACGGTGGTAGCAGTGAAAGAATATGCAAAGGATTTCTATAAGTCAGACGCATGGAAGAAAGCAAGGGTGGCAGTAATCAAAAGGGCAAATGGATTGTGTGAGCGTTGCCGGGCAGCAGGACAATACAAACCCGGTGTGATTGTGCATCATAAGAAATACATTACACCAGGAAACATACATGATGCCAGGGTAACACTGGACCTTAACAACCTGGAATATGTTTGCGAGGACTGCCACAACAAAGAACATAAGGCAAAGCCAAACAGCCGTTACACTTTTGATGCAAAAGGAAATTTGTTGCCGCCGAAAGAAAACAAACAGCAGACCACACCCCCCGGTACTTTATTTTTGACCGGGGAAAAAAGAACCGAGGGAGATACCTCAAAAAAACTCTGCAAGGTCGCACGCATATGAGGGGGGTTAAAATTTGACAGAAGATACAAAAACTAAGACGAAGAAAGAACCTAAAAGGGCAAACAAACTGACAAATGCCCGGATAAAAAAAGAGATAGAATTTTTACAGTCAATGTTTGCCGGGATTGATGACGAGGACAAGAAAAGCCTTGTAAATTCACTGGTTGAGGAAGCGGCATTTTTAAAAGTGGCGTGCTTCCAGGCAAAAGAAGAATTGAAAAAAGAGGGCCTTACAACGGAAACGGTAAACGCTTCCCAGAAATTTGTAAAAGCCCACCCGTCAGCCACAATTTATGAAAAATATTCACGCCAATATACGGCAATTATACACTCACTTATTGAGTATTTACCACCGAAAGAAAAGAAAAATATAAGCAGATTGGCAGCGTTACGGAATGGATAACAACTATATTTTCCAATACTGGGAAGCCATACAAAATGGCACCGTGACAGTAGGAAAATGGATAAGAACCATTTACAAAATATTGGTGGACGGATTAAAAAGTGGCAAATGGGACTATGACGAGGGCAAGGCAGAAAAGGCAATAAAATTCATAGAAAACTTTTGCCACCATTCCGAGGGCCGTAACGATTTACTGAAATTGGAACTATGGCAAAAGGCCATAGTAAGTGCCATTTTTGGCATTATGGATAAAAAGACCGGGTACAGGCAGTTTAGAGAAGTTTTTATTGTTGTAGCCCGTAAGAACGGAAAAACATTGTTTGCCGCAGCAATAGCGGCATACATGACATACATAGACGGGGAGTACGGGGCAAAGGTTTATTTCCTTGCACCGAAACTGGACCAGGCGGAACTTGTGTATGATGCCTTTTACCAGATTGTACAGGCGGATGACGAACTGGACAGCATTACAAAGAAACGCCGAAGTGATATTTACATCAAAGAATTTAATACAAGTGTAAAAAAGATTGCTTTCAACTCAAAAAAATCAGACGGTTTCAACCCTCAAATGGTTGTGAATGATGAAATGGAAGCGTGGCCGGGGGACCAGGGATTGAAACAGTATGAGGTTATGACTTCCGCCCTGGGAGCCAGAAAGCAACCGCTTATTTTATCCATATCAACCGCCGGATATATCAATGACGGAATTTATGATGAATTGATGCGGCGTGCAACCTCATTCCTAAAAGGCAATTCCAAGGAAACAAGAATTTTGCCGTTCCTGTATATGATTGATGACATAGAGAAATGGGACAGCATAGAGGAACTAAAAAAGAGCAATCCAAACCTGGGCGTTTCCGTATCAGAAGAATTTTACATTGAGCAGATAGAGATTGCCAGAGCGTCATTATCAAAGAAAGTTGAGTTTCTCACAAAATACTGCAATATTAAACAAAATTCAAGCGTGGCATGGCTTGACTATTGGGATGTGATGAAAGCGGTTAATGAGGACATATGCATTTCCCTGGAAGAGTACAGGGGTTGTTATTGTGTGGGCGGCATAGACCTTTCACGAACCACAGACCTTACGGCGGCATCAATCGTTATATGGAAAAAAGGAAAATGGAATGTGATAACAAAATTCTATATGCCAAAGAAACGGTATGAAGTGGCAGTAAATGAAGATAATGTGCCATACAACATTTACCGGGAAAAGGGATTTCTTGAAATATCCGGGGAAAACCAGGTGGATTACAAAGATGTGTACAAATGGTTTATTGACCTGGTAAAGGTATATAAAATAAGGCCGCTGAAAATCGGATATGACAGATACAGTGCAGGGTATTTGGTGGATGATTTGAAAATGGCCGGGTTTCAGACAGATGATGTTTACCAGGGTACGAACTTAACGCCAATATTAAACCAGTTTGAGGGAGATTTAAAGGACGGCAAGTACAATCTGGGAAATAATACACTTTTAGCATCCCACTTTTTAAATGTGGCCGTTGAAATCAACATGAATGATAGCAGGATGAAGCCCGTTAAGATTGAAAAACGTATGAGGATAGACGGGGCGGTTTCCGTGTTTGATGCAATGACAATGGTTTCAAAATACCACAGTGAGATTGGGAAGAAACTGTTAAATGAAGCGGCGTAAAGAACGCCGGGCAGCAGTCTTTTAAAGTGGGTCAGAATTTTAACACGAACAAATTTACAATAGGTCCATGGATGTGTTCCATGGGCTTATTTTTTTGAGGAAAGGGGGTAATGTTACGGGAATTATAGCCAATGTATTTGGAGCCTTTAGGGCGAAGTACAGACCACTTTTATTGAGCCGTGGCGAGTATGTGCCAACGGGAACCCTACGGGACAATGATATTGTGGGAGCCATTGCGGATGCCATAGCAAAGAACGTGGGAAAATTACAGCCCCAGGTCATCCGAAAAGATGAAAAGGGAATGACAATAAAAAATGATTATCTGGCAAGGCTTTTGAAATTAAGGCCGTGCCCGGAAATGTCAACGTATGATTTTCTTTACCGCATAGCATCAGACCTGGTTTATACATCCAATTCCTTTTCTGTAATTTTTTACAATGAAGATTTTACAAGAGTAACAAGCATACAGCCGATTACAACAAAGAGTTACCGCATTTTTGAGGATGAACACAACAACATTCTTTTCCGCTTCCGTTGGGACTATGACGGGGAAACCTACACGGTGCCTTACCAGAATGTCATACACATAAAGGCAAGGTACAACAAAAAAAGGTTCCTGGGAACGTCCCCGGATATTGAGTTAAAGCGAAGCCTGGACCTTATAGAAACGTCCGGGGAAACAGTAAAGAACATTGTAAACCGTTCCAATTCACTTGCCGGATATTTGAAATACAACAACCTGGCAGATAATGAAGAATTAAAACAGATTGCAAAGGATTTCCAGGACGCATATATGAACGCCGACAACGCCGGGGGTATTGCGGCAATTGACAGCACAGTGGATTTTAAAGAAATTGCACAAAGAACGCCAAACGTGCCGACAAACCAGATTACTTTCTTGCGTGATAACGTATATCGCTATTACGGAGTAAATGAAAAGGTTTTGACTTCCACACTGTCAGACCAGGAATGGATTAGTTTTTATGAAAATGTCATTGAACCCGTGGCAATCCAGTTGGGTTATGAATTTACCTTTAAACTTCTGACACCAAGGGAAATTGGATATGGAAACAAGATTGAATTTACAGCCAATCTTTTGCAGTACGCCACATTGCAGACCAGGGACACCATAGGCGGAAATATGTTTGACCGTGGAGCCATGACAATAAACGAGTACAGAGCATTGATGTATTACGGGCCAGTGGATGACGGGGACGTGCGTATGGTGTCACTTAACTATGTAAAAGCAGGGGACCAAAGCCTTTACCAGGTGGGAAAAGAAAACGGCACAGAACCGCCACCAGGGCAGCAGGACAAGCAAAGAAAGGCAATGGAAGCGGCGGCCCGTGCTTATTTTGAAACTATGAAAGGGGGTTAATAGGATGCCAAGGATAGAAAAAAAGTTTATTGCTTGCAAAGATGCCGCACACGCAACGGTGGGAAAATTCTATGAGTTTAAGAACGCCACAGAAACTTCCGTGGACCTGTATTTTTACGGGGATATTGTGAGTGACTGGTGGGGAGCCTGGCAGGAAGAGGACCAGTACCCGGAAGCAATCAAAAATTTCCTTGCAGAAGCAAACGGCAAGGACTTAAACATTTACATCAATTCCGGCGGCGGTTCCGTATTTGCAGGGATAGCAATTTACAATATGTTAAAGCGTTATCCGGGAAAGAAAACCGTCCATGTGGATGCACTGGCCGGGTCCATTGCTTCCGTGATTGCCTTTGCGGACAGTGAAGCACCCACTATTCCGTCAAATGCTTATTTGATGATACATAAGCCGTGGGCCGGATGCGAGGGAAACGCCATAGAAATGCGGAAAATGGCAGACACATTGGATGCCGTGGAAGCCGGGATTTTAAGCGTTTATGAAGAACACCTGGCAGAGGGCGTGGACATTAAAACCGTAAAGAAACTAATGGAAGAGGAAACGTGGTTGGACGGAACCAAAGCAGCGGAATATTTCCAGGTAAAGGTAGGGGAAGAAAACACCGTTGCGGCAGCGGTACAGGACTTCACAAAAATGTATTGCAGAAATGCACCAAAAGACCTGGTGGGAGCCGGGACGGCAGATAATGAGCGATTACGGCAGCAGGACCAGGAAAAAAGAAAAAGCATCATTGCACTTACTATGGCACACATGGGCCGGTAAGGAGATTGAAAGGAGAACAGACAATGACAAGAGAAGAGTTAATGAATATGTCAAAAAAGGACCTTAAAAACAGATTGGCGGAACTGGGAAAGAAAGCCCAGGCATTAAGCGGCCAGGAATTGACGGATGCCATGGATGAAGCCAGAAACATTGGGGAAATCCTGGACGAGATTAAAACCCGTGAAGAACTTATGGCGGCGGCAGCGGCAGCAGGAAACAATGACCCGGAGCCGGGAAAAGGAAGCGAACCGGGAGAGGGCGGCGAAGAGCCTAAAAACCAGATAAGAGCAAAGAACGGAAAAGCGTTAAAGGACGGAAAAGCCGTTTCGTACAAGGCAAAAGTCCTGGTAAATCCCCGTAACGCAATGACCACAGAAAGGGTGGCAATGCCACAGCATAGCAGCACAGAAATTTCCCCGGCGTTCAACAATGTTTCTTCCCTCATTGACCGTGTAAAAACAGTACCTCTTCCAGGCGGCGAGAGTTACAAACGCCCTTATGTTGTTTCTTATGGGGACGGAGCAGGAAGCACAAATGAAAATGCGGACTACAATGTTTCCGAACCGGAATTTAACTATGCGGAAATTGTGCGTGAGAAAATCACGGCATATGCAGAAGAGCCGGAAGAAATGGTTAAATTGCCGGATGCAGATTATGACAGTGTTGTGGAAGAAAGCGTGACCCGTGCAATCAAGCGTTACGCATCCCGTCAAATTTTGGTGGGACCTGGTGGAACTGGAAAATTCCGTGGTATTTTTTTCAATCCGACAGAAGAAAAAGAACAGGTTATTGACCCGGCGACAGATATTACAACCATTACCGCTATTGATGACGGAACACTGGATGAAATTATTTATTCCTATGGTGGGGATGAGAACGTGGAAGATATTGCCGTGCTTATTCTTAGCAAGAAAGACCTTAAAAAGTTTGCAAAATTAAGAGATAAGCAGGGCCGCCGTGTTTATACCATTGTAAACCATGGAAATACAGGAAGCATTGATGAAGTGCCTTACATCATCAATTCCGCTTGTGAAGAGATTGGCGGAACGAAAGACAAGTATTGTATGGCTTATGGCCCTATGAGCAATTACGAAGTTGCTATTTTCTCTGATATTGACGCAAGAAAATCTGAACATTACAAGTTTAAACAGGGACAGATTGCATACAGGGCGGACGTGTTCATGGGCGGAAACGTAGTTGCCAAAAACGGATTTATCCGTGTAAAGAACCCGTCAGCGTAAAAAAGGCAGGAAAGGCGGCGGAGCATGAAAAAAGAAGAATTGATTGCAAAAGCCAAACTGAGGGTGCGTAAAACGTCAAAAGATATTCTGGACGAGGATGTGGGGCAGCTTGTAGAAGTTGCCCTTGCAGACTTGAAAAGAATTGGTGTGCATCCCTCATATTTGGAAGAGTTAGAGGACCCGTTAATTGTGGAAGCCGCCCTGGTTTATACAAAAGCCAATTTTGGGAACCCAGAAAATCACAATGAACTAATGGCATCATATGACATGATTTGTACGAAAATCAAAGGCGGTGGCTACCATAGAAGCAGAAGTTAAATTACTGACAAAAAAGAACCAAAAAGAATACCTGGAAAAGGTAGTATTTGGGGAAATAAACCCGGTTGGACGTGATGAATTTACGGCAGCAGGGCAGAGGGATTATAAGGCATCCGCCATGGTGGAAGTATGGGGATTTGAGTATGAGAACCAGACAGAAATTGAGATTGAGGGAAAGAAAATGACTATCTATCGTACATACGGGCCGAAAAGCAACGGGAAAATAGAACTTTACGCAGGGGAAAGGGTGGGAAGAGGTTGAGAGCAACCATTGACAACCTGGATGAAGCCATAATGGCGGAACTGGAAAACTGGAATGAGGAAATCAAACGTGCGGTAAATGAGGGATTGGAAGAAACCGCAGCCGTGGCAGCAGAAACACTAAGACAGGGCGGACCATACCAGGAAAGGACCAAAAAATATACAAGAGACTGGACGCATGGCGTAAGAAAACAAAGAGCGTCAGCGGTTACAGGACTTAAAGGGTACACGGTGTACAACAAAAAATATTATCAGTTGACGCACCTACTGGAAAAAGGGCACCAGTCAAGAAACGGCGGAAGAGTAAGGGCGTTTGAGCATATCGGACCAGTCAATGACACCCTGGGAGATTTGGCGGCCCAGAAGATAGAAAGAAAAGTGAGGGGATAGGATGACAGCGGAAGAATTGATACAGAGGGCAAAGGATTTTTCAGAGAAAAATAACGTGCCAATAACCAAAAATCAGTTTGAGGGAACCGTGGATGACCCGGTGCCACCGCTTCCGTATATGGTTTATCTTACACCACATGAAACGGGAAGAGGGGCAGACGGATTGAATAACCTAAAGGCCCAGGAAATTGATTTTGAACTTTACACCATGGCGGATGATGAAGAACGGGAAAGACTGGCGGCGGCGTTTGAAATGGAAGTGCTGCCGGATGTGGAGTATGACGCATATCTGGCCCAGGTAGCAGATGAAGATTGTTACCAAACTGCTTATGAAGTAAGGGGATTGTTGAAAAAGACGAAAGGAGCAAAGAAAGCATGAACAAAGAAAGCATTGTTTTAGGTTCTGGCGATTTGTATTGTATGGAATTTACGGGAGTGGGGGAAGCTTTGCCGGAAAATGCAGTGATAGAAACAGAAGAAAACCGCCTGGGGCATATCAAGGGTGGTGCAGAAATTGAATATGCACCGTCATTCTATGAAGCCAAAGACGATATGGGAAAGGTTTCTAAGGTTATTATTACAGAAGAGGAAGCAACCCTTAAATCTGGAATTATGACATGGTGCGGTACTACATTACAGAAGTTATGCCAGACGGCCAGAGTAAAGGAAGAAACAGACAAGAAAAAACGCATTGTGAAGATTGGCGGAATTGGAAATGCAGACGGGAAAAAATATATTCTTCATTTCGTACACAAGGACCCGGCGGACGGGGATGTAAGGGTTACGATTGTAGGAAATAACCAGGCTGGATTTACCATTGCGTTTGCCAAGGACAGTGAAACGGTCATTGATGCAGAATTTAAAGCACAGCCTATGGATAAAGAGGGTACTTTAATTTTGTACGAAGAAGATATGGACACAGAATAAAAAACAGGCACACAGGCGGCCAGGGAGTAGACACCCAGGCCGCATTTTTGGATAAGGAGATAAAAGCATGGCAGTAAAAGAATTTAATTGCAACAAACTGAAAAGAACATTTTGGCCGTTCACTTTAAAAGACAAGGTGGGAGAAAACGGGGAAGTCCTGGAAAAAGGAAAGAAAATTGTGGTGCGAATGCCACAAAAACAGGTATTTGAAGCAATCAAAGACCTGGAAGAAATGGACGAGGAAAACGCCAAAATTGAAGATACAGACAGCATTTACAGATTGTTGGCGGCGGTGCTTAACAACAATATGGGAAAGGTGCCTGTAAAGGCAGAAGATGTGGAAGATTATGACATTGAAGAATGCACCGCAATTCTGAAAGCCTATATGGAATTTGTGGACGAACTTAAAACGGACCCAAACTAAAAATGCCCTTTTATCCAAGGCAGGATAAAGGGGATGAAATACCATACACGCTACACACTAGGCCGGAAAAGTTGGTAATGGATTATTGCCATATTGACATTTACGAAGTACAGGAAATGGAAATTGACGTGTATTTGTTTTTTATGCGTGAAGCAATGATTTTTGAAAATTCCAAGACCGAAGTGGGACGGGAGTATTTAAAGAATTGTAGGCGTTTGGAGCAGGAAAAACCAGACCGTGAGGGATTGCGGAAAAACTTTAAGAAGAAAGG